AAATTTTAATGAATATCCTCATTATTATTTTACAATTGAATTCATGAAAAAGTCTATGAAAGACGAAAAATATCTAGAAAGTATTAGACGTATTTTAGATGAATCAAATTGTGCTGTTACCATAGAAGCTACTAAAGACACGTTAGATACAATTAAACCAGATCTATTCAATAGATGTCATATTATATATAGAATTTCAGATCCTTATTTAGAAATGTTAAAAGATACTGACACATTATCAATCGATGCAGGGTGGTATAGAGTTCATCAAGTAACTAAATGCAATATGATGGAAATTCAACCGGATAACTATAAATTTGACGAAGAAATATGAAGTATACAGTAGTAGTATCATTTAGTATAGAAGGATTTCATTGTTGGCCAGAAGCTAAAGAAATATTTCCTGAAGTCGGATTTTTATCTGACAGACATAGGCATATGTTTGGATTTAAATGTTATGCAAAAGTAAGTCATACAGATAGAGATGAAGAATTTATCTTAATGCAACGAAGATTAAAAAAACAATTAAGAACTAATTTTGGTGGAAATATACTAGAATTTGGTAGAATGAGTTGTGAAGAGATTGGCGAATGGATATTAAATAATAATCCTGGTTACTTATACAAAGTTGAAGTATGGGAAGATTGGGAAAATGGAGCAATAATAGAAAGATAATAAAATGGAAATTAAATTTACAGATCCAGTAACATTATTAAAAAAGACATTTTTATCAAAGGATACAATGTCAATATTTAATAAGTCAAAGAAAAATAAAAATAAAAATATATTTTATTTTGGCTTAGAACCGTTAAAAGCTAGATATACATATCAACTATCTAAAGAATGGATGCCTAATGCATTCAAACCATATGAAAACAGTAAAGTTAAATTTATTGACATTGAAGGAGAATTTGATCCAGATCAGCAAATTAAAATAGGAGCTGTGTTAGATGCAGTTGGTAGAGGTAAATTTGCAATGAGCCAATGTAGTAACTTTTTAGATATGTTAAATAATGATGAAGTCAAAGACGGAGATGTTATATTTCTTCAAGATTATTGGCATCCTGGTATTGAATCAATATTATATGCAATAGATTTATATGGAATTAAATTAGATATATATGCAATGCTTCACGCACAATCAGTTGATGAATATGATTTTACGTATCCTATGAAATCTTGGATGAGAGGATTTGAGTTAGGCTTAGATAAGAGAATGTCTGGTATATTTGTAGGATCGTCTATTCATAAAGATCAATTACGAAATGCTGGATTTGAATCTCCAATACATGTAGTTTCATTACCAATTGATAAACAAGCTACATTAGATAAACTACCCAATTATGATCCAAATGAAGATCGTAAAAAAGTTGTTGTTTCATCTAGTAGATTAGATAAAGAAAAAAATCCATATTTTATGATGAATGTGGCTCAAGAATTTCTTAAAACTCATCCGGATTGGGAATGGCACGTAACAACTTCGGGATCTGAATTTAAATCTATGTTACCAGGAGTTATAGAAAGTCTTAATAAATTAGCATCTAAAAATAAAAGATTTAAGTTACTAAGTAATCTAACAAAAGAAGAATATTATGCAGAACTAGCAACATGCTCTATACAATTTAATACAGCTTTACAAGATTATGTATCATGGACTGTTATAGAAGCAACTATATTTGGAGCTGACATAGTATATCCAAATTTTAGATCATTTCCAGAATTTATAGATAATGATAGATTATATAAAGCATTTGATTTAAATAATGCATTAACAATATTAGATAATGCAATAAAGTCTCCTAAAAAGCATCCATTAATTGGAGATATATCTAATTTAGGTAGAAAAATGGAAGCTTATATAGTATCAAATAAAATTGAAAACGAAATAAATGTGTGGCACGAACAAGATTATTGCTTACACTTATTAAACAACGAGGAATAAAAATGAAAATTGATAAAACTGGTATTGAACAAATACAAAACACAATTGGCACTCCATTTCAAACTTTAGCAGAACAGTTAAGTGAAAAAGGATGTTTAGATAAACAATCAGCTGAAATAGTAACATTTATATTTGAGCAATTATCCAATATTGGAGAAGCAACTGAATGGAATGTTATAGAAGATTAATATGATAGATAAGAATTTTATATATTATCCTTCATTATCTGCTGGCAGTATGGTGTCTGCATTCAAGAAGAATACTAAATTTGAAGACGGAACTACATGTAGATTCTTTTCAAAAGAGTATCCAGAAGAATGGAGACATCCATATTTTCTTATAACTGCAGGACATCATTTTAAGAAAATGGATTTCCGTGATCAAATAGGATTAGATGATGAGGTATTAGTATTTGGAGATTCCGGCGGATTCCAAATAGCAACCGGTGCATTAAAGTGGGATAGCACAATTCGTGAAAGAATATTTGAGTGGTTAGAACATAACTCGGATGTAGCAGCAAATTTAGATATTCCTCCTAGAGCTAAATACGAAAATAGATTTGCAGAATCTATGGATATTAGTTTTGATAATTTTAAATATTTTGAATCTAAGCAAACAGGTAAGACTGATTTTTTAAATGTTATTCAAGGTACATACCATGAAGAATATGAACAATGGTATCATAAATTTAAAGATTTTGCATTTAATGGCTGGTGTATTGGAGGTCCTAAGAAATTAGTAGATTTTATGTATGTTATAGCACTAATGCTTAAAGAAAAAGAATTTGAAAAGAAACACGTAAAGTATATACATTTATTAGGTATATCAAAAATATCAGACTTTTTTATATTAGCAACATTACAAAAATTAGTAAATAAATTGACTGATGATAGAGTATTGTTTTCAACAGATTCTAGTTCACCAGGACAATATCCTGTATTTGGAACATATCTTCATTCTGGTAATTTTAAGACTCAAACATTTACTGAGTTATATTTCCCTAAGAATAATGAGTATAGAAGAAAATCTCATGCAAACCGAGCTAATAAAACAGTAGCTATTGATACATCTAGAAAAGTCCCATGTCAATTAGGATGTCCTGCTTGTAAAGACTTTACATATGATTATTTAGGTGGACAGACAGCAACAGGATTAGATAGATACAGTCAAGAAGGTATGCCAAGAATGGTTATACATAATACTCATTTATATGTAGATATTGCAAAAGACGTTAGTCAATTAGTAAATAATCATGTTGAGTTGTTAGAAACAGCAATTCCAAAAGACTTATATGATGTTATATTATCATTACATTCAATGTTTGATGATCCTGATAATGCAATGAATGTGTATGCAACATATAAGAAAACATATAAGAAATTTGGTGGCGATAGTATATCAACTACCGATGCAAATCAATTTAATAAATTTTTTAAAACATAAAAAGTAAAACAATGGAAAAAAGTAAATTACAATCGTTTATAAACAGATATTATTTAGCAGGCAACTGTGAAGCTGTAACTGTTAAAGCAAATGAAGAATCTGTTAATTGTGAATTAATAGATATAGATCAAACCGTAGTAGGTAAAGTTAAATGGAAAACAGATCCATTTATGCAAGGAGAATTAGGTATCAATCATACAGGTGCATTAACAAAAATGCTATCAGCAGTAGGAGAAAAAATTGATATTGAAGTTAATGAGTCTCAAGGCAAAAATTATGCAATGAAAATAAAAGAAGGAAGTACAACAATGACTTTTATGTTAGCTGATACTTCTGTTATACCTGCAGTCCCAACAATTAACGCCGAGCCAGAATATGAAGTTACAATTGATATAGATGAATTATTTATCAATAAGTTTATCAAAGCAAAAAATGCTTTACCAGATGCAAATAATTTTGCAGTACAAGTTCAAAATGGTAAGATTAAATTTATAATTAATTATACAACTATTAATTCTGATAATGTTACATTTGAAATTGATGGAACTGCAAATGATTTAGATGCCATATGCTTTTCAGCTGATAAACTAAAAGAAGTATTAACTGCTAATAAAGGCGATAAAGGTACAATGCATATATCATCAAATGGATTAGCAAGAATAGACTTTACAGGCACAGATTTTGAATCAAATTATTGGTTAGTTCAATTACAAAATTAAGTATGGAAGTACGAGTAATAAATAAATCAAATAATGATCTTCCTAGTTATGAAACTATAGGTAGTGCTGGGTGTGATGTTAGATCAACTCATAGTGCAACTATTAATCCAGGTGATACATTACTAGTTAAAACAGGATTACATGTTGAAATCCCAATTGGTTATGAAATTCAAGTAAGACCAAGAAGTGGATTAGCATTTAGTAAAGGAATAACTGTATTAAATAGTCCAGGTACTATAGATGCTGATTATAGAGGAGAAATAGGAGTAATTCTAATTAATCATGGACATGAACAAGTTTATCTAGAAGATGGAGAACGAATAGGACAATTAGTATTAAATAAAGTTGAACAAATAGAATGGAATCCTGTATTGGCATTAGTTGACACAAATAGAGGTTCTGGAGGATTTGGGTCAACAGGAAAAAAATAAAATTATGTTTGGAGTAACAGAAAACACATTATGGGTAGAAGCATTTAGACCCGATACATTAGATGGATATATTGGTAATGAACATATTATTGACAAAGTCAAAATATTCATTGAAAATGGAGATGTTCCGCACTTATTATTTTACGGCGGTGCAGGAACAGGTAAAACCACACTAGCTAAAATTATTACAAATCAAATTGAGTGTGACGTTATGTATATAAACGCATCTGATGAAAACTCAGTAGACGCGGTAAGAGATAAAATAAAAAGATACGCGTCGTCAGTAGGATTTAAAAGATGGAAAATTGTTATATTAGATGAAGCTGACTATCTTACCCCAAATGCACAAGCAGCTTTGCGTAATTTAATGGAAACTTATAGTAAGACTACTAGATTTATATTAACATGTAATTATGTTGAAAAAATTATAGATCCAATACAAAGTAGATGCCAGACATTTGGAATAACGCCTCCTAGTAAAAAAGATGTAGCTCAGCGATTAGTTACAGTATTAGAAGAAAAACAAATAGACTATGATATTAAAGATATTGCTGCTATTATTAACTCTTCATATCCAGATATACGTAGAGCTATTAATGCTGCACAAAGTCATGTAGTTAAAGGCAAATTAGTATTAGACAAAAATAGTGTAGTACAAGCTAATTATATGACTGAATTATTAAATATTTTAAAAAATATTAAAGATAAAAAAGAGTCATTTAAGCAACTAAGACAACTTATTGCAGATAGTAAAGTAAAAGATTTTACTCCATTATATACATTTTTATATGATAATTTAGATGAATTTGCTACTGGTAGTATAGCATCCTGTATATTAATTATAGCAGAATCACAATATACTGATACAAATGTTGTAGATAAAGAAATTAATATCATGGCAATGTTTGTAAAATTAATGAATGAATTATAAAGTAACATTATGAATCCAACTAAACCAAATATTAGTCCAAAAGACTTAAAACCAATGATATGCACAGAATGTGATGGAATGTATTTTAGACAAGTAATGCGTATTAATAAAGTATCTAGATTCTTAACCGGTAAGGATAAAGACACAGTATATCCAGTATCAGTATTTAGGTGTGATGATTGTGGTCATGTTCCAGAAGAATTTCAACTAGAAGTAAACTAATGGGAGCTCCATATATAAAAGGCCCTGTTGTTTTAGTATTTAAAAACTCAAATAGAAAGAATGCTAAAACTAAAATGAAAATTTTTAAAAACAAAAATGTTGATGTTGTTAATGAAAAGAAAATGCCAGGAGTACCTGAAAATGCTGTAGTATTAGAATTGGCTGTTGGCAAATCATTTATTGACATATATAAACACAAATATAAACTATGACAAAGAAACCTGCAACTATCTTCGATTTTATGAATGGAATGACACATCAAAAGAAAGAATGGTCTAAATATACAGATCTAGATCAAAAAAAGTTTGCCCCTTTTATTGTGAATAGGTGGTTATCAATGAGAATGGAACTAATTGAAGTAATTAATCAGTTACAAAAATATACAATTGGGTTATTATCACCTAGAGATACTTATCGTCTCTATCACGGCTTATTACC